CGTGTCGTTGGTCACACTACGCAAACGATTGGCTATCAACAACAAAATACTTGCCAAATTCTTGAAGAACCTTATAGCCGTAATGTCATTGTAGGTTACCTTGTAACTTATGAAGACAACGGTGAGAGAAAAACTATATCGACTACCGTTCATCCCGGTACGCATGTGAGGCTTGTAACCACTACAAGAACCGAGATGTAATGTTTTTTATATACGGCGCACCGAACAGCAGAGCATGTGAGAAAGCAGAATTTTTACTATATACAATGAACTATGATTATCGTATGTACTTGTACGGAATTCATTACACTCTAAATCAATTGCAAAGACTACAACCTGGAACACAAACGGTGCCGCACATTTATCATGGCACAAAGTATATAGGCGGTGTGAAAGAACTTTATGAATACCTATACAACAGTCAAGATAGTGACCGCGGGCGAACCACCGGACCAGGAGAAACTAAAGGCATTCTTAATTTCATTGCTGAGAACGAACAAAATAATAGTGACAATTCTACAAGGAAAGAACAGTAAAGTAGAATCAATTTGGAATCTTGAAACTAACCGCTGGACATATAGACCTATATCATGAGAAAGATTACATCAGAAATTGGTGCTGAACCTATCTACACAAACGTAGAAGGTAAGAGTGAACAAAGCGTCTTGATTGGCGCATTCAATTGGTACAACTACAATTGCAGTAAGAAAGAAGCAAAAGAGTTTGTACTCGACTATCTGAAATTCGTTGGACGAAGTAAGAATGAAATTCTTGCAATTCGTTCCGTATCAGAATCTAAAATCAATTTACAGTTTGGCTGGCTTGCGCGTATGCTATGCCTTGGTTTTGTTCCAAGTGACAAGACCAAGCAATTCGTTGCGTCCAAGTATAAAGAACTTTTGACTGTAGCAAATAACGATCTAAAAACTACAAAGGTAGTAACTGAAGATGCGCCAAAGGTAAACATTCAGGATCGTATTCGCGAAAAGGCAAGCGAAGAGGCTGGCGAAGTAGAAGGTCTGATTGATGACTTTGTGCTTGGCGGTTGTAAGAATCCTATGGATATGGAATCTTATTTTCGTTCGCGCAATCTATCGTCTGTAGTGATGACAAAGATTTGCAACACGTTCATTGAAAGAGCCAAAGAGATTGAAGAGGTACTTACCTCTGACGATCCACAATTGAAAGAAGGCTATTCAAACTTTACAAAACCAGAGTTGCGTAGATTCAAAGACTTTCTTGATTCGATTGTGGTCGCCGCAAACAGCCGCGCAAGTGTGAAGCCAACACGCAAGAAGCGTAAGGTAAAAGAAAAGCCTGCGACTGTTCTAGTTGCGAAGATGAACTACGCAAAAGACTTTGCCGAACTTGGTTTGGTGAGTGTCGCGCCAGAGAAAGTGATTGGCGCATTGCAAGTGTGGACATATAACACAAAAACAAAGTTGCTTGGTGTTTACAATGCTGACAATGCAAAAGGCTTGTCCGTGAAGGGTAGCACATTGCAGAACTTCAACGAACAAACTTCTATTGGCAAACGTCTACGCAAGCCAGCGGCAACTATCAAAGAACTGATGGAGGCTGGCAAAGTGAAGATCAAAAAGATTCTGCCAGACTTGTCTACCAAAGAAAGCAACTTGACAGGTCGCATGAATTCTGATACAATTATCCTCAGAATAGTGAATTAGGATATTGAAATGATTTTACTCGACTTGAATCAAGTCATGATTTCCAATCTAATGATGCAACCAGGTATCACCAGCGGCGGCATCAATGAGAACTTGATTCGCCACATGGTGTTGAATAGCATTCGTATGTACAATACGAAGTTTAAAGATGAGTATGGCGAACTAGTAATTTGTGCCGATGACAAGAAGTATTGGCGCAGAGATTTGTTCCCATACTACAAGGCTTCACGCAAGAAAGCGCGAGAAGAATCTCCGTATGATTGGAATCTAATTTTCGAAACACTCAATCGTGTGCGTGATGAGATTCGCGAGAACTTTCCGTACAAGGTAATTCAGATTGACAAGACCGAAGCAGATGACGTAATCGGTACTATCTGTACCAACTACGGCGTAGAGTTGCGTAATTCGCAAAGTGAAAAGATTCTCATTCTGTCTAGCGACAAAGACTTTATGCAGTTGCAGAAGTTTGCCAATGTGGATCAGTACAGCCCAATTGCGAAGAAGTTTCTCAAGACTAGCGAACCGGTCAAGTTTCTCAAAGAGCATATCATCAAGGGTGACCGAGGTGACGGCATTCCTAACATTCTGTCTAGCGATGATACGTTCATTACCGAGTCTCGCCAGAAGCCTGTAACTGAGAAAAAACTAAATATATGGGTAACGCAGAAGCCAGAAGACTTTTGCGATGCATCAATGTTGCGTAACTATCAGCGAAATGAAAGTCTGATTGACTTGTCAAAAGTACCTGGTGAGTATGCAGAGAAGATTATGTCCGCTTATCGTAGCCCCAAAGAAGTGAAAGGTAAGGATAAGATACTTAACTATTTCATCAAGAACCGCATGAAACAATTGATGGAACATATACAGGAATTTTAATATGCCGACAGACATTAGCCGAGCAACCCTACCAGAGTTGCTTAAACTTGTAAACGAAGTACCAGCGAAAGATCGCGTGGCACATTTGCGAGAGATTGCAAATTTGAAACCAGAACTGAAAACTGTTCTAGCGTTTACATTTCATAGAGATATAAAGTTTGACTTGCCAGAAGGAACACCACCTTTCAAAGAACTTGACATTCCGAACAATTGGGGTTATAATAGACTACCTAAAGAGTTGAAAAAGTTTGGGTATTTTGAGAAGGGTGCAAAGAATAAATTAACAAAGGTTCGTAAAGAAAGAATCTTTATTGAATTGTTGGAAAGCATTTCGGCTGACGAAGCCAAACTTGCTATCATGATTAAAGATAAAAAGTTGTCGGCTTACAAAGGCATCACTAGGAAGGTAGTTGAAGAAGCACTACCTGAATTGTTCGTAGGAGAATCGCAGGCGTAACATGTCTAAGACGGATAAGAAGATCAAAGGGTTTCGTGAGTTTCTAGAAGAAGATGATGGCAAACCCAACCCAAAGAAAAAACCTTTGAGAGAAAACAAAGGTAAGAATCATCAAAAGTTACAACAGAAGTTGCGTAACTTTGATCCGAGTAATTTTAATGATGAAGACTTTGATGAATTTGAAGATGAATGGAGTAACAAATGAGCGACACACCTAAAGGACTACTTGCTTTCGTAGCAATCTTTGTTATAATTTTTGCGATACTTTCGCCACTTGCATTTATTTGGTCGGTGAACACTTTGTTCGGACTTACAATTGCGTATGGCTTTTGGGAATGGCTTGCGGCATTGGTGCTACTATCATTCTTATCTGCCAGCAAAAATATTTCTTCGTTCAAGCAAAAATAATGCTCTGAACGCATATATAGATACATGACAAATAAAACTTTTAAAGGAAGACTAATGCAGTCCATATCCCTCCATAGTAGAAAACTAGATTGCACATATGCGATGCCATTCGTAGGCTCACGCACACCTGCGATTTGGGAAAACTGCCGAGGGGGCACGGACTGACTACCTGCTAAAAGTCAATCTAAACACAAGCCCCCTAGCCTAAAAAACTAGGGGGTTTTTGTTTATGTTGTAAAAAAACAACACTACTTGACAAGAGTGGTGAAGTTTGATAGAATAGATTTTCCGGCTGTGGTCTAACGGATAAGGCAACGCTCTTCTAAAGCGTCCGATGTGGGTTCGATTCCTGCCAGCCGGGCCAGTTGTAAAAATACAACAGAAAAGTGCTTGACAAGTCCACGGACTTAGCGTAGAATTGATTCTGTTGTGAGTGATTCAGATAAGTCTGGTCACTAAATGTTCTTTAACAATTTGTATCAGGTTATGCACCGTTCGTCTATCGGTTAGGACGGCGCCCTTTCAAGGCGCAAAGATGGGTTCGATTCCCGTACGGTGTACCATTTGTTAGTGTTATTATGGAAGATTCCTGTGTTCGCAGGATAGTGAATCTCTGAGTGGTTACATGAGCGCATACTTGTAATCAGGAGTTGTTATGAGGAAGAATACTCTTGGGACGCCTTGAGGATAAGCCGAGTCGATAAAATCAAACTCTAGTACGGTTAAGGCTAGACATAACATAGTAACACAACAAATGGTATTGTGAGGGTGCCA